AACCACAATTTGCTTAATCATTCAGAGAGGGACTTGACTCCCTCTCTTTTTTTGTGTATAATTACCTTTGTGGAGGTTGAAATGAATGAATCTAGAAAAGCTCAAATTAATCGTAGGTAGTCTAGAAGTTCTTTTGGACGAACTCAAAAACGAAATTGATCCAATCCAAACACCAGAAACACCTCAAGATTATAATCAAGTATCATTGACTGATTATGATGAGGTGTTTTATGATGGTGAGGAATGAAACACCAATAGGAGATTAAATGAAACCAATTAAGGCAAAAGATCTACTTGAACTAGATAAAAGACTTCAAGTAGTTAAACTTCAATGTTATCCAATACCAGAACAAGTTATTTGGCAAGCAGGAAAAGGAGATTATTCTGAAGTTCCTATTCACGAAGTACATGTACCTAAGTCACAAGAATGTGGTGAATGGATTGTTGAACAACTTCTTGCAAATGAGAGAGGACACTGGGGCCCACTAGAGCATCCTGGTATCACTTTTTCAGTCTCTGGGTTTGTGCATAATGTAATGGTTCAGGCACGAACTCATCGCATCGGTACTTCTTGGGATGTTCAATCACAACGATATACCGGTAAGCGTGTAGTGAAAGTTGCTAAGAGGGAACTTGATGTTGAGGAAGTCTTCTATGTGCGCCCAGAAGGGTTCTATACCAATCGTAAGGGTAAGAAGTATGAGTGGACATCTGAGCATCGTCAACGCAAACTGGGACGCATCCTAAGTGAGTGTGAGGAGTATGCTGAGTATTATGAAGAGGGAATGTGTGAAGAGCATATTCGTGATTATCTTCCGCAAGCCATTCGTCAGAACTTTGTAGTTTCATTTAATCTTCGTTCTGTGCTTCATTTTATGGATCTTCGTTCCAAACTTGATGCTCAACTTGAAATTCAAGCACTCTGTGAAGGATTTATTCCGGAACTTCAAAAATGGTCTCCTCATGTTTGGGCATACTATGAAGAGAAGCGTCTACATAAAGCCAGACTTTCTCCTTGATTTGTATGAGAACATGGTGTGTTAAAGACCATATCACTGGTCATGTGTTTAAAGTTCTTTTTACAGAAGAAGAATTTAAAGAGTTCTTAGAAAAGAATCCTGAAATTAATGAGTGTGTTGACTGTATTGAGTGTGATGATGCGCCTTCTATAGTAATTGAATAATGCATTATATTTTTCCACAAAATTTTGTGTATTGGCAAAAAGTAAAAAATCATCGAAAAATAAAAGAGAATTACTTAAACTTAATCTTCGAAGACTTTCAAAGTAATAAAGAAGAATATCAAAGAAAAAGTGATTGGAATTGTAATGTAGTTTCAAGTTACTTCGATGATGAAAATCAAAACAATAAAAGAATTTTTGATAATTACTTTATTGAGAATGTAATTCAAAAACCTATTGAAAATTGCATTCAAGAATTGAGATTGATGAGGCCATCTACGATATCTATTTTTAAATTATGGTATAATGTTTATCAAAAAAACGATTATCAAGAAGTACATCATCACCTAGGTAGTCAATCAGTTAGTTATTCTGGGATTTATATTCTAGATTTGGCCGGCAAGAACAACACTTATTTTTGCCAGCCTGGCACAACATTGGAATCTCAATTTGGATCTACCTTTAAGGGGTCTAGTTTAGAAGAAGGTGATGTAATTATTTTTCCATCTGCACTACTTCATTATGCTGTTCCTGCAGAAGATAATAAGGTTTCCGTTTCATTTAATGTACGGTGCCTATATGGAAATAACTCATAAATATCTTTACACATTATTAGAAGTTATGGCGACTTATCCAGTAGTTAATAAGATCACGGGAGAACAAAAAGAGGTAACTCTGAGTGTTCATGCCTGGGATCAGTGGAAAAAGGATAATCCAGATTGGGATCGTGATTGGTCTGACCCCTCTACTTGTCCAGGTTCAGGAGAAGTTGGAGAGTGGAAAGACAAGTTAATTAAAAAGAACCCGGGGTGGAATGATGTCTTAAGAAAGGCATCCAAAGCCCCTGGTTCCAGCGTAAAACCTATCTAGGGAACTTATGGCAAGAAAGAGAAGGACTGCAGACCAACCTATCGGTGTTGGTTTAACCGCTAAACAAATGAAGCGTAAAAAGCCTATTAGTAGTGAACTACTTGTTGATATTGAACCTTTAACAGATAATCAAAATAGGCTTTTCAAATCATATGAAGAGGGAAAAAACCTGGTTGCCTATGGTGCAGCAGGAACTGGTAAGACCTTTATCACCCTCTACAATGCTCTATGTGATGTTCTTGACGAGCGCAGTCCCTACGAGAAAATCTACATCGTAAGATCCCTTGTGGCCACCAGAGAGATTGGTTTTCTTCCTGGAGATCATGAAGACAAGTCATCTCTCTATCAGATTCCTTATAAGAACATGGTCAAGTACATGTTCCAGATGCCATCGGATGCAGACTTTGAGATGCTCTATGGTAATCTGAAAACTCAAGGAACAGTTTCTTTTTGGTCTACAAGTTTTATTCGTGGTACTACTTTCGATAACTCTATTATTATCGTTGATGAATTCCAAAACTTAAATTTCCATGAGCTTGATTCTATTATCACTCGTGTTGGAGAAAATTGCAAAATTATGTTTTGTGGTGATGCAACACAATCTGACTTGATTAAAACCAATGAAAAAAATGGTATCGTTGATTTCATGAAGATTCTTCATCTTATGGACTCAGTAGATATCATTGAATTTGGTGCTGAAGATATTGTTCGTTCTGGATTTGTGAAGGAATATATTCTTGCAAAGATGGAATTAAATTTTTGATTTACGGGGGATTTTTTCCCCCCATTACTTTTTTAAATTTTTTAACATGCAATTTACTCACTTAAATTATCTTGGTAATCTTGAACTTGACAAAACCGAAGTCGATGGCAAGAGAATTTACTATCTTCCCAATGGACGAACAGCATATTCTATTACCACTGTAACTAGTTTTTTCAAAAGAAAAACTATTCTAGAATGGCGTAAGAGAGTTGGTGAGGAAAAAGCAAATCGCATTAGCAAAAAGGCCGCTTCGAGGGGAAATGATTTCCACCAGGTCTGTCAAGATTATTTGGAAAATAAAGAACTAAACTGGGATGACTATAAACCCCTAACAAAGTTTATGTTCTTTTCAGCAAAGAAAGAACTTGATAAGATAAATAATATTCATGCAATTGAAAGAACTTTATATTCAGAATATTTTGGACTTGCGGGAAGAGTTGATTGTATTGCTGAATATGATGGAGAACTAGCAGTCATAGATTTCAAAACATCAGACGAAATAAAACCAGAAGAGTGGATTGAAAACTATTTTGTTCAAGAAGTATTTTATGCAGCAGCATACTACGAGCTAACAGATATACCTCCCGTAAAACTTATTACTATCATGGTAACTCCTTCGGGTGAAGTCAAGGTATTTGACAAAAGAAACAAAGGGGAGTATATTAAGTTATTAGTTCGTTATATTAAAGAATTTGTATCTAACAGTTTTAAACCCGATGGAGAATAACGAGTTCGTCAAAGAATTAGAAAGTAAGTTTTTTTGTCCATCTAGATTTGCAAAAGAGATAGAATGTCTTGTGCAAACTAATGAGATGTCATATATTGATGCCATCATTCATTTCTGTGAGCAGAATAGTATTGATGTAGAATCTGTTCCTAAACTTATTTCCAAACCACTTAAGGAAAAGATTAAGTATGAAGCAATGGAATTGAATTTCTTAAAGAAAACTTCGCGTGCTAAATTAGTATTTTAATTTTGAATGATGCCATTTGACGCTTACCGAACTTATTTGTCATTAAAAAATCATTTTACAAAAGACAAATACGATTATCACAAGTATTGTGGTAAGAGTAGAGCTACTGTTCAATCTTTTTATAAGCGCAAAGATAGATTTTGGTTTGAAAAAGTCACTAGACAAAAAAATGAAAAGGAAGTAGTAGACTTTTTTGTAGCAAATTTTGTTTCATGTTCTGATCCAAGTTCTTTATGGATTGGAGAAATTATTCGAGAAGGTGATAGTAGATATAACGAATGGAGAAAGAAAGTTCAATCTCTTTCTTATATTTTTAAAGAAGAAGTTTGCGCAATTTTTAACTCTAAAAATTTTGATGAGATGTTTAAGATTGCAGGGAATCGCCATCCACAAATTTTGAAAGAACACCTTCAAGGAAATTTATCACTAGAATCAATGCTAGTTCTTGATAAGATTTTGAATTATAGAATTGAATTTGATAAAAAACTTAGTGATCCAGTATGGCAACTAACCTCAATGAAGTTGAAAAAGTACTCTCCATTTCTAAATATTGATGTATTCCGATTCCGTAAAATTCTTAAGGAGTGTTTATCATGAGTTTCTTTAACTCAGAATTCGTTCGCTCAGAGTTGGCAGAAATTTCTGAACTCCAAGAAGATATCTACACTAATATTTTTAAGTTTCCTTCAATGAGTAAAGAAGACAAATTATATCATGTTGGTATTCTTCAAAAGCTTTTGGAAAAGCAACAAGTCTTATATACTCGTTTAAGTCTGTCTGATGATCCAGAAGCAGTTCAAATGAAAGAAAATATCATTCAATCTGCACAAATGATGGGATTTCCTCCCAATACTGACATCTCAGTTTTATTCAACAACATGTCTCAAACTATTGAACTCATGAAAGAACAGATTGACAAACTTGGTTCCGATGTGCTATGATGGAATCGGGGACGCCATAACCCCATAAAAAAACACAGGCCAAATCTAAAAACAATCCGAGGTAATCTAATGTCTTTTTCCGATCTTAAAAAGCAATCTTCTCTTGGTTCACTGACTCAGAAACTTGTCAAAGAAGTAGAGAAGATGAGTACAACTTCCAATGGTGCAGATGAGCGTCTTTGGAAACCTGAAATGGACAAGACTGGTAACGGTTTTGCAGTTATCCGTTTTCTTCCTGCCCCAAATGGTGAAGATCTTCCCTGGGCAAAAATGTATTCTCATGCCTTCCAAGGCCCTGGTGGTTGGTACATCGAAAACTCTCTGACTACTCTTGGTCAGAAAGATCCTCTTGGTGAATACAACCGCGAACTATGGAACAGTGGTAGCGAAGCAAACAAAGAGACTGTTCGTAAGCAGAAGCGTAAACTGTCTTACTACAGCAACATTTATGTTGTAAAAGATCCTGCAAATCCTGCAAACGAAGGTCGTGTCTTCCTCTTCAAGTATGGTAAGAAGATCTTTGATAAGATCATGGAAGCAATGCAACCTGAGTTTGAGGATGAAACTCCTATCAATCCTTTTGACTTCTGGCAGGGTGCAAATTTCAAACTCAAAATCGTAAAAAAAGATGGGTATTGGAACTACGACAAGTCAGAATTTGGTTCTGTTGAACCACTACTGGATGATGACGATGCTCTTGAAGCCGTCTGGAAGAAAGAGTATTCGCTGACTGCTATTACTGCTCCAGATCAATTCAAGTCTTATGAAGAACTTGAGAAGCGTTTGAAGATGATTCTAGGTCAGAAGACTTCTCGCCCGCGTCTGGATGAAGAAGTTGATGACGAAGACAATGATCGTGGGTCGTACACTCCCGACTTTAGTTCTCGTCGTCAAGAATCAGAACTTCCCGAAAGTCTTCGTGAGGAACTGAATTCTCTCTCCAGTTCCTCACCTTCTCTACCTAAAATCAATTCCTCCAAAGTAGAGGAAGATGAGGATGAAGATGATGCTCTGAGTTATTTTCAGCGTCTTGCCGAGAGTTGATTAAGAGTTAGGACTTATAATCCTAATATTTTCTGCTTTCTTCAGAGTATTATCAATATACTCTGAAGATTCTCTGTATCTAAGCTCTCTTACAGAGTCTCTTATCACATCATCTAAGTATTCTCTTCTTAAAATAAAGATATTTCTTTTTTGCTCATTCAAGTCTATTTCGTACGTATAATTACTAATTGGTTGTATTACTCCATTGCCACTTACAGTAACCTGCCTCTTCAATTTATTATCAAAATACTGAAATGTAAAGTCTGAATCAACTACTATACCGCCTTCAAGCATTACATTCTCTTCAAAGTCTTTTATTTCTTTTGTAATATGATATCGGGTTTGGTTAATTTTTTCTTCTGATCCATATTTTGTTAATAAAAAACTGTAAAATTTATCATCAGGCATTGGCCAACTAAAGGTTGGATCAATAGTATTATTAACAGTCATAACAATCCAGTCATATCTAGGATTGCCGTAGAATAAATGTGCTACTTGATCTGGGCGTTCATTTCCTTTTATGCTATATTTTTCTAATGCAACATAATTATTGAATAGATCTTCTCTCAATTTAACTCTTCTAAAAATATTTTTTACCGCAACGGTTTCTGTAGAAGATGTTCGATCATTTAATAATGAAGAGTATAAAAAGTTTGGAATTCTTTGAAAATATGTCATCTTAGTAACCTACTGTAGTATCTCCGTCAAAATCTTCAGCAAAGATTGGTTCAACTTCTCCGAATGTTAGACCTAATGTCATATGAGTTGGAGTTCCATCTTCATAAGTTGAATAAACACTGCTTCCGGTGTAGTTTACATTAACACTTTTTAGAGCACAATACTTAAATTTATTTAAAAAAGGGTGAGACCCTCCTTTATACAGATAACTTAATTCAAATAGATCAGGTGAAGATAAGAAGAAGTCTCCTTTACTTTCTCTTTTGGGAGCAGAATGTTTTTTAAATAATTGAATTATTTCTTTAACTTGTTTTCCCTCTTCTGGGCTTGTGGGCATAATTGGAAAGTTAAAAGAAAATTCTCTTAATGTAGGCCCTTGAAAAAGAAGTTCTTTATTTGGGTTAATCACTTTTCCACCAGATCTTGCAAGAATTGAACTAAGTGATACATTACTTCCAGTTAATGCTGATAAAAATTGAGCACTAAAAAATGAACTAGACAATTCTCTTGAGTTTTTTAGATTACCAATTGCTTCTCTTGAGAAACCTATTGATTTCAATGTTGCTTCAATAGCATCTGTGAATCCGGAACCTTGGATTGCCTCTTTTGCTCCACCTAATGCTATTGCTGCCAAACTGTTCATATCATCATCACCCCAGTTTGCAGTATTTGAGGTATTAATATCGTTTGGTACTGCAAGATAAATTATCGCTTTTGTATCTCCTCCCGCAGCACCTCCAAGTAAAGTGCCCGCCTTTCCGCTTATTGTTCCACCACTACTTGTTGCTACTGATCCTGCTCTTTTATATTCTTTAATCGTAATTTTTAACCAATCTTGTTGTTCGTGACCATCTAAAGGGTATCTTTTAATATTTGCTGATGCATCATTGCAACCAGTTCCTGTTCCTGGACTTGATCCAGATTGTATTTTGGTTGTTGTTGAACTTGATGATGAAGCTAAAGTTGATGAAGATGCAAAAGTTGGAGAGTAATCTACGCTTGATGCACCTGTAGCCGTTGTGTTTACTAGCGGTGGACTACTGAATGCGGTTTTTACATTGCCAATACCAAATGATGGTTGAGCCATGAATTTTGTTTTATTTTTATTTAGTTGTGTATTTATGAAATTTAAATTCCAAGATCATCTTCAGTTAGAATCTTAAACTCCCACATGTTGTCTTTGCAGAATTCTTCTGCAGCTGCCCATTTTGCTTGATTGACGACATATGTTTTTGCTTCTGAAACATATGATCTAGTTAATTTTTTAGAAGTTTTTACTGGTTC